AAGTCTTTCCATAAGTCTAGTATTTCTTCAACTATTTCTTTAGGCAATTCATCAGGTGCTTTCATCTCAGTAGTCTTACTCCAATACTTTTGCGGACATTCCATTGGTGCTATTCGTGCCTTCACTTTCATAAAACATAAGCACCGTTTACATTGTCCTAACGGCTTTGAATAGTAAACACATTCCTTACAGATAGCTATTCTATCTTCATACACTTCATTTGATACAAAGAACCTATTCATCAAGAAGCTCTTTTTTTAATAGTGTTCTTACTTTATCTATTGTAGTGAATAAGCTGTTACGACTTATTCCTGTTTTCTGTGCTAAACTATCTAAAGTTTCACCTGAATAGTACAACTCAAATATTTTCTTATCGTACCAATACAAGCCGTCTAACACTTTATCTATTTCTTCTAGCTTTGTCCATTGGTAATTATCCACTTCTTCATTAGGTAAGTTATATAGATGTTTAATAGGTACTACTTCACCTGTTTCAATAATATTATAAGTTACTGTGCTTGTATATTCGTCAATATGTGTATAGTATTTCTTGTACTGATAATAAAAAGGACTTCTTGTACTTGTTAAAGCACGTCTTAAAACTACTGCACCATATCTTACAATCCCTTCAGTTCCGTCTTTTTCCCAAATTGTCTTTAATGTTTCAGGATTCATCTGCATAAAATAAATCATCAATTCCTGCACCGCATCATCAATAGCTTCTTTGTCTTTTGTAAGACCGTAGCACATTGTTCTGAACTTATCACTTAGCTTTGATATTTCTATATATATATCAGTCATTAATCGGCTCTAGTTTTTCTATCTTATCCACCACATCGTGTATCATTTCAGTAAGCACTAAACGGTACGACCTAACTAAAGCTGAATTTCTTTTAGTTTCTATTGCCGCTAAATATCCGTTGGTCATAATTGAAATATTGATAGGTAGTATTAATAGCCAATCATAAAAGTTACCATTCTCTTTTACGCCACTACCATAGTTGTTGTGGTATTCAATTACTATATCAAAAATATCCAAGTAGTTATTAAATCTTGTTTCGTTTGATAAGTCTTTAACGAACTCTTTTGTCATAGTCATATAGTCCTTTATGATTATTTCGTGCTGCCTACTTGCATATATTGGTTTTCTCATTTTCCAAATATAATAAAATATCTATTCAATTCCTTTTTCTTTTTTTAATTTATTAACAAGCGTTCCATAATAACTTATCTTATCTTCATAATCTATACGGTCAAACTTCTCAGTTATCCTAGCTAGACCTTCTAAATATTCCGCAGTACCTTCACCATACTTAGCGTCAATATAAATACTGAAGCGAAATTGTTCACCCTGTTTAAAACAATTACAACCGATACATTGTACCTGACAATTTTCTTCATTCCACCTAGTTGAATGGTGTCGCCTACTTTGAAAATGACCGCATTGCATTCCTGACTTATAGTGTCCTACCTTATTACAAGTGCAGCATTGTACCATACCTTCATCTGTTGCATCTCTGAGCCTTATGTAAAGACTAAACCATTTGTCTAGTTCTTTTTTTAGTTTACTAATTGTCTTTTTCAATTCTTATTAAGTTTTTTACTAATACTTTAACGAGCATTTCTTGGTCATAGGTACTACCTATTCTTTCTGTACGACCACCATAATAGAAAATACCTTTAAGATTATTTATTCGTTCATAGACTATACCATCATTAAAAGCCCATATTATTACAACAGGTTTGCCACTATTAACTTGTAGCTTTTGGGCTCTTACTATTTTACGCATAGACACAATTACATCATACGCTTTTTCTATACTTTTATGAACACCCTTTACTTCTGCAAAGCCTGTTATCTTTCCTTTGTTATATAGTACAGCGTCAATATGTGCATACTCAGGATGCTTTGCAAATGTTAATTCGAAATGTTTACAGAAAGTTTTAAGAGTTTCGATTTCTCTTTTCTTATTTTCTTTTCTTTCAAATTTCATATGGCTCATAATTCATCTTCAAACTTAGTACAAAAATATGCTTCTAAAACACACACAACAATAATTAATAACCAAATGAGTGTTAGTATCTTCATTTTATATATGTTCTAAGCAGGAAGGACAAAGACCTATATCTTCAACTTCATCTGTTATTTCATCTCCACAACAAGTATAGCAAGTGTGTTCTTTAGGCAGATCTTCATCACATTGTTCGCAAAATTCTAAATGTTCTTCTAATTCTTTTTCTGTCATTTTAATAGTTTTAAAGGTTCTTGATACCATAAGGTGTTTCCTTTTGGATTTTTTAATGTGTGTACTTCATAATAAGCATTATCAATTAGTTTCTTTTGAGCATAAGTCCATTTGTAAAAAGTCCTGATATTTAAAAAGGGTTCATCTTTACCAAATCTTACGCCCTGATGAAAAGCATCTTCTATTTGATTAAAAGTCATATTACCAAAACGCTTTTCTTGTATTAAGTTTGCTGCAAACACCTTACTAAGTGTCGCTAAAGTTTGTCTATCTGTTTTATGTCCTATTTCTACACCTGTCTTTGAGATTAAATCTAAGACCTTTAATTTTAATTCTTCTATATTTTCTTGCTTTAATGTTTTCATAATAATTTCTTTGCTTCTTGCCATTCATTTATTTGTGCGTCTAACTTAGACATTCCTGCTGACTTAGGTGTACTCCATTTCTTAGAATTTTTCGCCCAAGTTTTTAATCTTAGGTTTGTACTCCAAGTTTGATTTAACTCAAATTTCATTTTTGTACCTGACTTATTAGGTTCAGTCCAATAATCAACAAAGTCATCTAATACACTTTTATCATAATCAAAAGAAGAAACTTCTAAAATAAATTTTTCTTTTCTATTATATATATCTTTATTAGTTATTCTTATTACTTTATTCTTATTAATAGTTTGCGTTTTTTTAACAACAAGTTTGCGGTTTTTTAACATCTTGTTTGCGTTATTTTCACAACTAGTTTGTAAAAACTCTAATAGCCTGAGTTCGTGCACTTTAAAGTGTTGCTTTGCAGGTATGCCTATTAATTTAACTTCTATAATTTCTAAGTCTGCAAGTTTCTTAATTGCTTTTCTTTGTTGGTGTGAAGTTAAAGTTGTGTCGTTTTCAATATTCTTTGAAGTGTTAAAGAACCAACCATCTTTTAACTGATTGTTTTCTATAAAGTATTCTTCTTTACTAATTAGGTCAGCAAGTAGGACTGTTTCATTCAATCCTATTTGCTTTGCTAAAGATTTATTTACAACTAAAAAAGCTGAACTACTAAGTAAGTGCTTCATAATATTTGCATTTCGTATTTATAATCTTTAAGTGCAAACTTAATGTTTTCTAATTGATTAGAGAAGTCTAAATAGGAAGTTGTTATTATTACTTCTATTTTGTTTGACTTAATAAGTATGTGTGCTTCATTTCTTGGACTTTCTTTAACTCCATTCTTTAGAAGAAACTCTTTCATAAAATGCTTATCTATAAATACTTTCTTAGATTGTTCGATTTTCTTATATGCAAGATACACCTTATTAAATACTTCACGATATTTTCCCCACGTATAGTTTCCTTTATGTGTCTTTTCATAATGGTATATAAGCGACCTATCACGATTTAGAACTTCAGCTATTACTTTATGATGTATGCCTTCTTCTGTTCTAGCTATTACTGAAGCGACCATTCTTGGAATTTGAAGCTCTGTCTTTCTACTTTTGTAGGCAAGTGAACCTTTACGCAACCCCATCAAACTTGTGGTGAGGTTGCATATATGTATAAAGTTGTCTTTTGCAGTCATCTTAAAAAGGTAAGTCATCACCATTCTGCATAGTGTCTTTATTATCAAGCAGGTTCTTATTAGGCTTTTTGTTTTCCATTACCCAATCAGCAAATTCTTGTGCTACTTTTAAAACATCTGATGTACTGCTATTGCCACTACAATAGTCTACTGCCGCTTTTAAACTTGACTGTCTAACAATCAGCTTTTGTACAGTATCGTCTTTCTTGTAAGCTCCATTAGATGAACCACCTACAAAATCAAGCTTGTTATAAACAGGCTTTACTTTAGGAAAGTCGCCACCTATAAACTCGTATTCAGTTTCTACACCTTCTACAAATTTGTTTTGCTCTCTTGACTTAGAAGAATATTCTCCACAATCACCATTATCAAAAGATACTTCTGTTTTGTACATTAGTCCAAATTTACCTTCCCAAGTTCCATTAGCTTGTACGCTTTTTACTTTACTAGTTTTAATCATTGTTTCATATTTAATAATTGACTAATTTAAAGGTATTAGTCTTAACCTATTTTGTTTTCTTCTTTAAACCATTCAGGCAAATCTACACAAAATACTCCAACTTCCCTGTATGCTTTTATAGTATCACGAACTTCAGTTACCTTTATAATCTTTTTAGGTAACCATAAATTCCACTTACGACCCTTACCTTCAAAGCTAATACATATAGCCTTATCTGTCCTAGCTTCAATAGTTGCTTCAGGGTAGTCTTTGATTATAAGCGTATCGTGTACTCTCATAATTATATTATCTGCTTTCCATTCTTGGTATTCAGCGTCTTTTATATCCATTGTAATATAATATTAGTTATTAAAATAACTGAACATACTGCTACTAAAGATATTGCTAAATTTTCTAAAAAATTATCTTCTGTTTTTACTACACTTACTGCATAATCTCTCCATTCATTAGGTCGCTGACCTATTCTCAGAAAGCAAACATCATTTCTATATCTAAAAAATTCTCTTAGTTCTTCAGAACTAAATATTTGTTCTTTTCTTGATACTCTGTTAATTACTCTAAATTGTGTTTTCATAGTTTTGTTTTTTGAGGGGGTGGGGGTTTTAGCCCCCTGTTAGCCCTCTGATTATTATATTTGGAAGTTCGTTTTCCACACCTTCTTTCCTTGTAGTGCTTCTAAGAAAGTTCCGTTAGCTTTCTGTTCTTGCCAAAATTCATCCACTTTCAATCCTTTTCGCATTTCTTCAAATTCTTCTTGGTTGTTTATTCTCTTTGTTCTTTTGGAGATGATATAGTCCATATCTTTCCATTTTTCAATTTGAATAATCATTGGGTACTTTGTTGTTGGTTTCATTTTCATATACCTATATTAGTTGCTAAGGATTTTAAGCTTTTAGTTATTAAATTATGAGTTGTAAATATAGTAATCTGTATTGAAGATTAGTTGGTAATCATTATCACTTAACTTTTTGAAAAATTCATCTGTAATTTTATTGTATTCAACACCCATTTTAAAATCAGGTTTTAAATTGCTTTGTATAGGATAAACACATCCTGTTTTACAATGTATATAACTTCCTACACTTTCTAATAGTATTAAATTTTTTGTTTTCATAAGTTTCAACAACCTTTTTGTATCTTCTGCTGTTGCCAAAGGAATTAAATCTGCTAGTGTTTTCATTTTGTTTATTTTAAATTAATTTTGTTTTATAGCGTTTTGTTTCGCTTTTGATAGTACACCATTGTCTTTCTTGTTAATTCACCACCTCCTAATTCTGTATCAATTTGCTCATTACTCATAAACATTATTTCATCTAAGTAATCTCCTATTTGGTTTAAGGCAGTATTAACTCCTACTCTGACTTGACTTTCAACTACCCCCTCATTACTATCGTAGCAATTATTTGAGTAGTCTTTTAACCATTGCGATAACACAATTAGTTTTCTTCTTGTAGCATTTTCATTTGTTGTTTTCACTGTTCTTTTTTTAAATTAATTTTGTTTTATAAGTTCTTTGAAGTAGTAGTATCTGCACTTGTCGTTATTTCTCAAGTTCGTCAATAATTATCAGTTATCTATTTCGGTTTTTATTAGGACTTACGGATTACCCATAGGGTTCTCTCACTTGCCTTGAAAAACTTTAATCCCACCGTTTAATCAGATTTAATGTTTCGCCAAACATTAGGTTTCTTGGTATATACTCCCTATTTTATTTAAGATAAGTATCATCTATGCGTCTAATCTTTTTAACTCTCACCGCTAAAGTCCGCGCCTTGTTTCTGCAACGATTTTTTTGCTTGTGTTTTGTTTGCTACTATTTCAATGAACTGTTTTACTTATTTGATGGTACAAACATATAACAATTATTTGAATTAACAACTATATTAACACAATTACTTACAAAGTTATTAACAATTACTATGTTAAGTAATAACAGTTCTCTAAGCGTTTCAAAGTGCTTTATAGGGTATTACCCTTCAGAAGTTGTAAAAGTGCCTTAGAGAGCTAAGGGGGGTGTCTATAAAGGCATTAATAGATTGATTGGTAGCGTTCCGTTATTTAAAACGACTGCACAACCAACAGCAGGACGCCTTCCATATTTAGCATAAGCCATAGCGTAAGACTTATGATTAATTCCTGAACCGCATTGAGTGCCATAAACTCTGAAGTTTTTACCTACATAATGTTCTGTATAGCATTGGGTGTGTAAATGACCCTGAACTGTATTCATCATATCAGCACGGCATTTAGTTCTAGCCGTACCACCTTCACCGTGTATATATTGAACCCCATCAAGTTCATAGCGTTCTACAAAATCCCAATTAGGAGTTCCTAATACTTCTTTGTAAGACTTAATCCATTTAGAAGGTATTGCTGAAGTCTGAGCTTTACGCATTATAAGCCTGTCGTGATTACCGATTATAACTTTTGTACCTTTTTGGTTAAAGGCTTTGTACCACCTAGATATTCTTTGAATAGCTAACTCTAATTCATCAGAGCCTGTCATTAATTCATTACCTCCATAAGTTTCGTGATAGCTAGAATAATGATTATCTATAACATCACCTATAAAAACTACTTCAGTACAATTATAAGTGTGATATTGTTCTAAGCACCAATCAAGATACTCGTCTAAACAAAAAGGTTCGTGTAAGTCGCCTATTACTAAAACATTGCGTACTTCACTTTCACGCATCTTCTGTAAAGCAAGTATCTCGTGTGCTTTTAATCTGTATCTGTTACTTTCTTTCTTTTCCAAAGTCAGCTAAAGATTGACCACCAAGTAAAGCTATTAATGACCACCAAATATCAGAAATGATACCTTCATCAACTCCTAATGCTCTAGCAACCAAAGGAACTACGATTGAAGTAATTGCTAACCACACCTTCTTAGACGTAAGTAGCTTTGTAATAATGTACTCTTTCATTTTATAAAATTTTAAAATTAGTATTCAAATTTATTAATTAATATAGCCATATAACATCTTTATCTTTTAACTTATCAACATCACAATGTACAAAAGACTTGCCTATACCTATACGATTAATCCCTACCTGCATTAAAGCAGTAACTAATAGATAGCGTTCACGACTTCCGTTATAAGCTATATCAACTGCTAGTCCTTTTTTATGGCTT